CATTGACGAAGAAACTGGAGAGATTAGAAAGGGCTACAGGATAAAGCCAAAGATCGAAACCAGAGCTCAGGGCGGCAGATTCTTGTCGCTGAGAATCAGCAATGCGCTTCATCGGGTCCATGCCTTGAAGACGCATAGTCCGGTCATTTCTTACCGGATTGCCTTGCATATCTGTTGTATAGAACTCGCTGTCATATCCAGAAGAGCCAGCCATTCCAACATCTTTTTTCTTTGCCATTATTTTTTCCTTTTATCGTTTTCAGCCCTTATTTGTGTCGATAGACTATTGGTGCTTGCATATGGATTTTTATTAAAACTTGGTCCACCAAAACTACCAGTATATTTTACTCGTTTATAATCTGTTGCTTTATCGGCATCAGCAAGTAACACTGCAGCACCAATGATTGGATTATTAAGGATTTTAGGTTTTGTTTTTTCGGCAACTTCGGCAACTTTCTGCGCTCGGTCTGCCAATGTTTGTCTTGCACTTTTTGCAATTACAGCATCACGTTGAGTTACTTGTCTAGAGTTTACAATACGACTTCTGCGCTCTCTACCAACATCTGGGTCAAAGTTTTTATTATCTGATGGTTCGCGTCTATACCATTCTTTTCGTCCGGCTGCTGTCCTTGTTTCAAATGATGTACCCGCTGGTGTTAACTCCGGCTGTCCGTCTTTACCTAACTTCCAAGTATTAATGGGGTCAGTTGCGTTGAACATACCAGAGTTTCCACGAGTTGGATATTTTTTATTTATAGCGGCTGCTTCATCTAAACGAGTTTGTTGTTCTGCTGTAGGTATTGGCACGCCGTACTTATCGTACAAAACTTTTTGTGTTGATTGTTTCATATGCATCAGTTACAGTTCCATGCTCTCAAAGATTTGTTGATACGACTATTAGGGTCGTTAGCAGTCTTAGCCGACGTATTCTTTGCTTTCATGCCAGACATCCGAGCACAGAACGATGCACGACGTCCAGCGTCGGCTTTCGTCTTAGGATTAGGAGCAGGGGGTTTCAAGTCATTACCCTGCGTTCGTTTAAAATACGCACGACCAGCCGGATTCAAACCGCCTTCAGGGTCTTGGTATTTTTTTAGAACTGCCATGGTACTAGTATTCCAACTAACTTACTAAACTGCAAGTGGTATCATTGACTGTAATCTAATCAGTAAGGTATGCAACTATGACACATCAAGATGAAGTCAATATCCTGTCGAGTATTGCCAATGGATTGACGGCACGAGAGATATCAGAAAAGATTGGCATCCCTGTGCGGACAATCAACTTTCGACTGCAAGTGCTGTACGAGAAACACAACCTCCCGCCGGGGAAGAACCGTTTCATCAAGCTTCTAAAGGCAACTGGATACATAACAAAAGACCCCACCTAAGTGGGGTCTCTCTCTATCAGTCTGCGAATGGGTCTGTGATATCAGCCGTTTCTATTCGACGCCTGTATTCTTCAGGTGATGCCATTGGCTGTGAGCCATCTCCTGCCCCCGGCTTGTCCATTCCATTGACGTTGTCCGCAGTTACTTCCCAGAAGATTCGGTCAACTCCATCCTTGTTGTACTTACGGCTTTCCATCCGACCGGATACGCTTACTCGCTGTCCCTTGACTAGATACTTAGCACAGTACTCTGCTGACTTGCCCCATGCTTTCACAGAGAAGAAGTCAGCTGGGTCATCCTTACGCATCTTATTGACGGCAACTGTGAACTCAGCAACCTGTGTTCCAGCCGCTCCAACAGACTTGACTTCTGGGGACTTGGTCAATCGACCAACTAAACAGATGTTATTCATTTAGAACCTAACTGTGCGCTAAGGTCACTGATAACGTGTTGTGCAAACTCAATCACAAACCTTGATGGCACCTTAAACTTATTGGAAGAGTATGCCGTGCTTAGTACACGATAGGTTTCTATCGCCTCTAACCCACGCTTGTTCTCCCCAGAGCAGGTGTTCTCTATGTCGTACCGCAAACCGTTTGCCGTAGCGATAAGAGTTACCTCTATGTCGCTATGGGAGTTGGCTTTTAAAATGGTCATCATCGTTCTCCTGTCAATATTGACACTTAGATAGTACAACAAACGTAATACGCTTGCAACTTTTTGTATTAAACTGTAACCCAGTTTGCTTCGTTTATAACTTCACCCTCTACTGTATAGAATCGGATTTCATCAGCCGTAGCAGAAAAGTCTAAGTTATGACGTTGACCGTTTCCATCTTGCACACCATATACCATAACTCGTCTTTGGTCTAAGTAGTATGGTTGGCTAAGGCGGCACAGTACTTTGCCGCGCGTTTTACTAAAGTAAACACATACACGTCCTGTTTCATGTCTCTTTGACGTGTTTACGGCTTTACTTATTGCCCATCCAGTTGCAAATCCAAATATAACTCCGGCGACTATTACTAGTGTCATGTTATTCCTCCATGAAAATCATATCATCCTGCTGTCAATATTGACAGTATTATAGTTAAGTGATTATAGTTATATGTGGTTATTGTTAACTAGGGGGTATAAGATTTGATACCCTCCCCCCTACAAGATTTGAGAGGGTGGGGGTACAAGATTTGATACCCTTACTTCGGAGGATTACATGAGTAGAGTGACATTGAGCAGACCTATCGCCATGCTGGCAGTACAGTTATCTATAAGTAATGCTGGCGTCCAAGAGGTTGGTGAGAACCGTGGCAAGGCTGTTGAGGCGTACCAAGCCAGTTGTGTGCCACCGCTATCCCCCGGCTCTCCTTGGTGTGCAGCGGTGGTAAGGTTTCGATATAAGCAAGCAGCCACGCAGCTTGGAATAACATACGACAAAACATTTCCACGCACAGGATGGACACCTAACTACTCGGCGTGGGCAAAGGAATCCGGAAAGTGGATTTCAAAAAAAGTTTTAGAATCTTTAGGCACTGAGACTTTGCACAAGTCAGTTATGCCCGGTGACCTTGTTTGTTTTTACATGAAGAGCCTTGGGCGTATTGCGCACATTGGTATGGTTACAGATGTTTACAGTTGGGGTGTCGCCACTATGGAAGGTAATACTAGCCCAGAACCTTCAGACGAGTTTAGCGTTGAGCGTGACGGTGATGGGTACTACCGTAAGGAGCGTACGTGGTCAGAGCTGGGCGAATGGGGCGGAGTGGTACAAGTAGACTTCTGATAAAAGAAAGCCCCTGTAGTGGAGGTACAGGGGCTTTCTAGTAAAGAACGATTACATCTAGATGCGTGGTAGATGGTCTGCGTCATCTTTACTTACGAGGCAAGAATACCCCAGAAGGTGTCCTTGCGAAAAATCATATTGTGGACCATCTGCCCAGTAGAAATCTGTCCGTCCACCAAAGAGGAACGCAGCACGAGCGTATGATTCCTCTACAATATAAACAACTCCTTCAATCAACTTTGGCGCAACGTCCTTATCATGCGTTACTGGTTCAAAGGTAACTGTCTCGTCAGACTCGTGAGTGAATACTAAAATCGGCTCACCAGTCAAGTTTACAAAGTCGTGAACCACTGTTTGTTCTGTCATATGTATTTGTCTAACTCCTGTACGCAGTGTACAATCTACTGTCAATATTAGCAATCGAAAGGTACGACTATGGCGTGCGTTGTGGAAATAATCACATACATACGGGGTTCATCTAAGGATGATGCAGCTGCTCGTGAGTTGTATAAACGAAAGGTTCGTTTAGAGTGCGACCCTGACAATAGGAATCAGGTTGTCAAGCACGTAAAGTTAGCCGCTAACATCTGTGGTTCGCAAACTAGAACAAAAGAAATCAATGGTGTGTTCCACATTATTACTCCAAAGTCTAAGCCAACATTTATAACCTATCGATTACTTGAAGGCGCTGAAAGCGTAGATGACAGCAATAAGTTCTGGGCGCATGAATGGCGTACTGGCGTGAAGGGGTTGCGTAATGGATAGTAAGCCGACTATAGAAACCCAAGAAGAGCTGGTGGCACACTATCGTAAGCATAGGTTGCAGGTTGATGACGTCGTGGCGCAATGGGAGTTGAACTTCCGCATAGGTAATGCATTGAAGTACCTTATCCGATGTGACCACAAGGGCAGTAAAGAGACTGACCTAGCAAAAGCAATCTGGTATATCGTCAAGGAAGCAACTAACAACAACGAGACGGCTGACAGGATAGCCAACTCCTTATTAGAATCCTTTTAGTTATTAGCCTATAATGAGCCAGCAACGGGGGTGGGTCTTCTATTTCTTTCCCCCACTCTCGTTGTTACCATCTGTTTGTGCTAAACTCCCAAATGTCCTGTGATGGGGACATAGATGAACCCTCGTGTTATCTCCTCAATACGGGGGTTTTTCTATGCCTTATATGATATACTTTACCGTAACATTGACATCATAAAGGGGAATGCGATGCGCTATCTGAGTGTTTGTTCTGGCATTGAAGCCGCATCAGTTGCTTGGGATAGCCTTGGATGGACTCCTATTGGAGTCTCCGAGATAGATAAGTTCCCATCTGACGTATTGTCAACAAGATATCCCGACGTACCTAACTTTGGTGACATGGCGGGTTATAAGGAGTGGGACATTGCCAGAGATTCAGTTGACCTTATCGTTGGGGGAACTCCCTGCCAATCCTTCTCAGTTGCAGGACTGCGCAAAGGTCTTGATGACCCAAGAGGAAACCTCATGCTCGTCTATGTCAGCATGGTTGAGTACTTTCGTCCAGAGTGGATTGTCTGGGAAAACGTCCCCGGCGTCCTGTCGAGTAACGAAGGAAGGGATTTTGGAACCCTGCTTGGGGCGTTGGCGCACATCGGGTATGGGTGGTCCTACCGAGTCCTTGACGCTCAATACTTTGGAGTACCCCAACGACGTCGTCGAGTCTTCCTTGTCGGACATTCTAGTGGAGACCCACGCCGTGCCGCTGAAATACTATTTGAGCCAGAAAGCTTGCAGTGGCATTCTTCGGCGAGCCGAAATCCGAGGCAAAAAACTTCCACCACTATTGAAACAGGCACTGCTTATGCATTTGAGCCGGGGTCTATAGCCCGTAATGCTGGTCCATCCGTATATGAGTCGCATCCTAACGACAGCAGGGTAGTAGGTCCAGTGGATATATGCCCTACAGTGGTCGCTAGATGGGGTACAGGGGGCGGTAATACACCACTGGTACATCAAGCTTACAGAAAGTCACGGCGCGCTCAAAATACTGAGGATTATGAGACTTGGGTTGATGACGGCGTTGCTAATACTTTGAACTGCTTTGACGTAGGTGATGTACGCAGTACTAACCTTGCCTTGCAACCTGTGATATTTCAACAGAATACACGGGAAGAAGTCCGTTTGATAAATGGTGACGGAGCCATTGCCGGGGCATTGTCTGCTGATTCTGGAATGCATCAACAGAACTTTGTAGCACAAGCCATCCCAATACAGGACATACGCCCCATAGACAAGGCACAGAACGGTATCGGAGTCGGTAATGTCGGCGACCCATCCTATACGCTAGACAAGATGGCTACACAAGGCGTAGCAGTACTAGCACCAACCTATATTGTTAGACGACTAATGCCAATCGAGTGCGAACGATTACAGGGTTTCCCTGATGGATGGACAGATATACGGGATAACACCCCAGATAGCCCCAGATACAAGGCTATAGGCAACAGCATGGCTGTACCGTGCATGAAATGGATAGGAAAGAGAATCAATGATAGCAATACCAAGCAAACCATTCCGTGACTTCCGGACATTCAAACCAACCAAGGGAGACTACCCATTCACAGGCAAGGATTGGACATCTAAGGATGGCACCAGAAGGGTAGTCCTAACGCTCTCTATGTGGCGTAACTGGGAAGTATATGCATTCGTTGACCTATACATCCAAGATGCGCACTTTAGACTCCATGGCGAGGACGTGTACCACGAATGGAAGGCATCAAGACCACTACCCGGATACAAAAATGGATGGTGGTAGACAAACTACAGGTAACATAGACACGTTACTGTGGTCACATAGTGACGACCATCACTCTCGTACTAACAACTACACGGGAGTGGTGGTTTTCTTTTGTCACCTTTTGATGTTTCTCCGTCGGGAGAAGAGGATAAAGGAAGAGTCTCGATATGAATCGGAGTCCCCCCTATTTTGTCACCTCTACTGGGGGCGGGTCTTGCCAATGGGGTACCTTTGTCACCTCCACTGGGTGAGATGGAGTCCTCATTCAAACAGTCGTTTGCTTTTATATAGGGGGGTCCCCGTGGCAGGGTGGAGGGTGGAACCCGGCTATAGGGTGAATACCTCTGTGAGGGCGTAGGATGACCATACAGGCGGTTTACCCTGCGGATGGATGAATATATGCCCTGTTTTAGTATCAGTAACTATCAATAACTAACAACCTCAGGATGCTGTCACCTTGCTGGGTGCAGCTGCACACCCTCGGCACGTTGTCACCTTGCTGGGTGTTAGCGTCTACCCGTGTGAGATGTTGTCACCTGTGTGGGTGCCAGCCCCCGACCGGGCAAGCGGGCGTGCGGGCGTGCGTTCTACCTCTCCGCGCGGGCGGGCGTACGGGTGCGTACGGGTGCGCCACGGGTGCGGAGGCACGTACGGGTGCGAACGCAAGCGGGCGGGCGTGTGTGACGTGTGCGATATCTAGTTACGCGCGAAAGACCTCCACACCCCTGCGTCCCCCTGCGTTGCCTGCGTTGCCTGTGTCCGTGCCTGTGATGCGTCCGCCCGTGCGAATACCACCCTGTAGTTCCGATGTCCAGCTCCCGAAGGCAAAACAGGTAGCAGTGTGAGATTTTTCACATACCTCCCTGAATCCCTTGCTATTCCGGTGCTTTGGTGCGAAGATAGGTCATCGCCGGACGGTTGGAGCCTAGTTCTCCCTAAGAGTCCCCCCGGTTAGAACGCACGATAGGCTGTGACGCCTACGATTAGACTCGGACAGCGGGAGTCGGTAACCCGCCAGATGACATGATGCATACCTCGGTACCCAACCCGTCAGACGCCAGCGATGACCTCCCCCCGTGGATTGTTAGCAGGATGCACACATACTCTGGATTGTCTGCTGGTTTTACCAGTACCGATGAGGCTTGAAAAGCCGAAACAGTCTATAGGAGAATCGTTCCCATGATTATCACCGCTCTACCCGCTGGCAGTGGGATGTACCGCATCCCAGCCTTCATACTTCAAGGCGTGCCAGTTCCGATGGTTACCATCATGCTGTTCCGTGCCGGTTGGGTCGCTAACCTTGACGGTTCGTTCGTCAAGCATGATGTGCTTGGTTCCACCGTTGCCGAATGTGCCCGACAGCGGATTGTAAACCACCTCGCTGACAACGGCGTCCGGGTACGGGAACTGCACATAAACCAAGGTTCTGCACACCGTTCGTAGTCAACACCGGGGGGCTGAGATGCCTCCCACCTTTTACCCTTCAAGGAGAATCATCATGCCTACAGGCAACCTTCAGCAACCCGCCACCGTCAAGGCGCACGCCAAACGTTTGACCCGCGAACTGTGCGAACTGTTCGGCAGCCCTCGTCGGTTCAGCATCACAACCCACAACCTGACGCATACCATCAAGGTAGAAGTGTGGGCGCAGTTCACCGGGGGCGAACAGTTCGTATATGTCGGACGCCGTGACGTTCCCGGTTCGGAGTGTGGAGACTCCGCCCTGATTGCATACTGCCAAGCGGTGTGCGATGGCATCCACGCCGTACCACAGGCTATGAACTGCCCGGTTGACCGCATCACCCGCTGACATCGACAACGGGTGGCTGAGATGCCACCCACCTTCACCCGTTAGGAGAATCGCATCATGCAGATAACACTTAAGCCAGCCTACCTCGGCTGTGTCGAAGAGAATCACCCGGCATCGTGGGTTGCACACATGAAAAAGTACAATGCGTCCATCGCCCGCCGTGTTGTCACGCCAGCGAACCTGCTTCGCCTTGCAGACGCTGACTGCTGGTATACGCCGGTACCCGCTAACGACCCACACTTTCGAGAGGTCACGCAGTTTCTTGAGGTGAAGGATGATGCCGGGAACCTGACGGCTATAATCCGCCGACTGCACGGGTCGGGCAGTGACGAGAGTTTTTGCAACACTGACGGGTGGCATTACGCAGTGTATGTGAACTTCCCAAGTCACAACGGCGAGAAGTTCGGCGGTGGCAACCTCGAACTATACTGCCACAGTTCCGGCACAATGTGCAGTGTTTACGGGAACTACACGCACCACGGGTTCCACATCACCCACTAGTACAACGGGGGGCTGAGATGCCCCCCACTTTTACCCTTCAAG